ATACAGAAAGGTATCAAAACATTTTTCGATTTCAAGGTAGAAATGCAAAATAATGAGTATGTACTAGTTCAAAAAGACGCTGTGCAAGTAAAAGATAATAATGTTGACGCAATGACTGTTGTAGAAAACAAATTTTTGTATGAAATAAAATATAATGACACAGACTCTTGCATAAGATTTACATTAAGCAAGAATCATAAAAAATTTATTGTGACCATAGATGATACGCTGGCAAATAATTTATCTGCAACAATTGATATGAAAAAGACTAACGTGTACAACTTTTTTACTACTGACCAAGACAACACTTCAATAGTAGATAGTATTTTAGAAGTAAATCTTAATGATTTAATCAAGAATAAACAAGTAGAAATAAATTATACGCCTAATTTTGTTCCAAGATTGTTTTGTAGAAAGTTATACAATTATTCTTATGAGGTAATAGATGAGTTTTAAAATTGCTGACATAGATTTTATATTTTTAAGTTTCGATGAGCCAAATGCCGAAAAAAATTTTGCCGATTTGAAAAAGAAAGTGCCATGGGCAAAAAGGGTACACGGTGTATATGGTTTTGATGCCGCACACAAAGCCTGTGCTGAGGCTTCCGACACAGAAAGATTTATTACAGTAGATGGCGACACAGTTATTGAAGAAGATTTTACAAAAGTTATGGTAGACTTTCCCAGTCTTGGCGTAGATAACACATATCAATTCAGTTGGTGTGGTCGTATAGACCTTAATGGTTTACAATACGGTAACGGCAGTTTAAAATGTTGGACCAAAGACTTTGTGCGTCAAATGAAGACACATGAGAACCATGATGGCAAGGATAAAAATGTAATAGAGTTTTGTCATTTCGATAACTATTATCAATTTAACGAAAATTTTTCAACAAGTTATATTAATGCAAGTCCATTCCAAGCCTGGAGAGCAGGCTTTAGGGAAGGAGTGAAAATGAGTCTTGATAGAAATGCACGTGTAGACAACATTAAAAATTTATGGTGGCAAAATTATCAAAGATTACTTGTATGGTTGAACGTTGGTGCAGATGTTGAGAATGGATATTTTGCCATACATGGTGCGAGGCTTGGTTGCTATCTAACTAATTGTACTGATTGGAATATAGTTCAAACAAGAGAGTTTGATTTTTATAATAGATATTGGAGAAACGTATTAGCATTAAAAGATGATAAAAATCCTTTTGACTTAGACAGATGTAAAAAAGAAATTGTAGAACTAGGGCAAAAAATTATAGATAAACAAGAGATAGAATTAAGTGTTGATCCATTAAGTCCAGAACAAAGTAAATTTTTTAAGGAAGTATATCTCAATACTCCAAGGATATGGAAAAGGAGAAGAAATGTTTGATATAATTTTTATTTCATATCAAGAACCTAATGCAGAAGAAAACTTTAGGCAGTTGCAAAGCAGATTTCCTATTGCACAAAGAGTACACGGAGTAAAAGGAATACATGAAGCACACATTCAAGCGGCAAAAAAAGCCTGTACAAAAATGTTTTACGTAGTTGATGGAGATGCCTTAATAGAAGATGATTTTAACTTTGATTACAAAGTGCCGGAAAAGGATATGAATGCTGTTCACGTATGGCGTAGTAAGAACCCAGTAAATGAATTAGTGTATGGATATGGGGGTGTAAAACTATTGCCTACCAATTTAACATTAAATATGAATACAGACACTACTGATATGACTACAAGTATAAGCAATAGATTTAGACCAATGGAACAAATATCAAATGTATCTGCTTTCGATACTACACCCTTCAACACTTGGAAAAGTGCTTTTAGAGAGTGCGTAAAATTGTCTAGCAAAGTTATTGACAGGCAAGATGACAGCGAAACAGATGCAAGACTAGATGCCTGGTGCAAGTCAAATGATTTAATTGCCGTCAGCGGAGCAGTCGCAGGTAGAAAGTATGGAACAGAAAACAAAGGAAACAAAGAAGCAATATCTAAAATAAATGATTTTGCTTGGTTGGAAGAGACTTATAAAAATGCAAACTAATTTTGATATACCATTTAAAAATATAGTAGAGTTTGGTCAACAAACTATGCTGGACAACAAATTGTTTTCTGTAAGTTGGATATTAAGTAGATTTTGCAATTACAACTGTTCATATTGCTGGCCCTATGCACATAGCAACAAAGCGGATCATAGACCTTTAGAACAATACAAACAAACAATAGATGAAATTAAAAGACAAGCAAGAGATAATGGATTTACAGATTTTCATTTTAGTTTTAGTGGTGGTGAACCTACTGCGTATAAAAAATTTTTAGAACTAATTGAATATTACAATCAGGATCAAGATGCTTCATATCAAAGCATACACATGACAACTAACCTAAGTCCTGGTATGAAATGGTGGGAGCGTTGGCTAGATGCTACTAAACAATTATCAAGAAGATCCATCACCGCAAGTTTCCATCATGAATTTGCAAATGAACCAGAGTTTGGAGATAAAATTCTAATGCTTACTAACCATGATGTGTTCGTGACAATAAATCAGGTTATGGTTCCAGAACTATTTGATGAACTATATGCAAGATGCAAAAGATTCCATGAGAGAGGTATTAACGTTACACTCAAACCTCAAAGTGATCCAACAGCAAGTTTTATTGTTGAAGGATATACAGATGAACAAAAAGAATTAATGCAACAAGGATTTCCTCAACAGTTTCCTGAGAAGTATTATAATAATTTTGATAGTTTTGAATCAAACTGGGCAGATAGAATAGATAATAAAATATATCAACTGAAACTAATTGATAATAAAAAGAAAGAATATTACATAGACCAAGCAGAAAGATTAAATGCTTTTGGATTTAATAAATTTCAGAATTGGACTTGCAATGCAGGTTTCCAAAGTTGTATCGTAAGAGAGCCAGGAGGCGAAGTGAAAAGAAGTTACAGTTGTCATGATCAACCTTTAGGTTCAATAGATGAAGGATTTAAATTGTTTAATACACCTATGCCTTGTATTACGCCTAGTTGTGTGAGCAGTGCCGACAGCAAGATACCTAAAAAGAAAGAATGTCCATGCGGACGTTCACCTACAGGTAGATGCTGTGGTTGGCACAATCTATCTGAAGGAGATTACAAAAAGAAATTAGAGGAATATTACGCAGATGTATAAACTTGAAGAAATAAGAGACGTGCATTTAGAAATTACAAGCAAGTGTCAAGCAAAATGTCCTATGTGCCCTAGAAGGATAAATGGTGGACCAATGAATCCATTTATTAAATTAGATGATATTACTCTAGATAGATTTAAAGAATGGTTCCCAAGACAATTTATACAACAATTGAACAGTATGTTTATGTGTGGAAACTTAGGTGATCCCATTATTAGTAGGGACACAATGGAAATATTTGAACACCTACGTGAAGTGAATCCACGTATGAAATTAAGTATGCACACGAATGGTAGTGCAAGAGAACAAAACTGGTGGAAAGAACTTGCTAAACATAGAGTGGTTGTTACTTTTGGAATAGATGGATTAGAAGATACACATCATTTATATAGAATATCAACCGACTTTAATAAAATTATAGACAACGCAAAGGCTTTCATAGGTGCAGGCGGATATGCCAAATGGCATATGCTCGTGTTTGAACATAATGAACATCAAATACAAGAAGCAAAACAAATGTCAGAAGACTTAGGTTTTAAAATGTTTACAACAAAAAATACAACAAGATTCAAAGATGACCATTTCCAAGTTATAGATGAAAAAGGAAATCCTTTGCACAAATTAAGACCATCGGAAAAAAGCAAAGCAATGATTCCAATGATGAACGAAGCAAGTAAAGATAACAAGCCAAACATCATTTGTAAAGCAAAGAAATACAATCAAATATATGTTAGTGCTTGTGGAAACGTATCACCATGTTGTTGGTTAGATGTAGAATGGATGCCACCTACACAGCCTTCAAGAATGGATTATATGAAAAAAATAAACAAGTTTCCAAATTTGTATAAGGAATCTTTAAAAGATATATTTGACAGTAACTTTTTCCAGGACATAGAAAGCACTTGGGAAATAACTCCGTTGCGTGAATGTAGTAGACAGTGTGGAGCATTTGATAAGTTAGGAGCACAATTTGAAAATTAATATTAAAGATGTTTTGTATTGGATGGATACAATCAGAGAATCTGATGATAGATATCGTACTCTTGAAAGTTTCTGGAAAGGTCAAATTAATAGCAAAGTGTGGTTAATTGATCATTTAGAAAAGTATCATCAAAATTTGCCATACAACATATTATTATGTGGCGGTTGGAATGGAGTACTTGCAACTCTATTGTTTAATAGTAGACTAGATATTACTAGGATTGTTAGTATGGACATTGATAAAAAATGCGAAGATATCGCCTACAATATGAACAAAGATTATGAGATGGGAGGAAGATTCAAAGCAATTACTTCCGATATGTTGGAATACAATGATTACAGCAAACACAATTTAATCATTAATACTGTATGCGAACACATGACACAAGAACAATACAACGAATGGTTGGATAAATTGCCATCTAATAAAAGAGTAATAATACAAAGCAACGACTATTTTAGTCACAAAGAACACGTCAATTGTAAACAAACATTAGAAGAGTTCCAGAAAGATTGCAGATTAAATGTAGATATCGCGGCTACCATGCCAACTGAAAAATATAATAGATTTATGATAATAGGAAATACAAAATGAAAGCACCAGTAAACTTTTCAGATAGAGTTGCTTATAGAATTACAATGTTTTTACGTTGGATAGCAGATACTTTTTTTAAAAAGAGATATGGACATAGAGCAGTTGTATTAGAAACTGTTGCAGGAGTACCAGGCATGGTTGCAGGTATGTGGAACCATTTACGTAGTTTAAGAAAAATGAAGCCAGACGACAGAGGTTGGATTAAGACTTTATTAGCAGAAGCGGAAAATGAACGTATGCATTTGATGATTTTTATCAGAATAGCAAAGCCTAATTGGTTGGAACGTTGGGCGATTATCACAGCACAATTTATTTTCTGGCATTTCTATATGTTCTTGTACATATTCTTTCCGCAGTGTGCCCACAGAATGGTTGGATACTTTGAGGAACAAGCCTGCATAAGTTATACTGAATACCTAAAAGAAATAGATGAGGGTAGAACTGAAAATATAAAAGCACCTAAGATTGCAATAGATTATTATAATTTGCCTAAAGACGCAAAACTCCGCGATGTTGTTATTGCAGTACGTAAAGATGAAGAAGGACATAGAGACGTAAATCACGACATGGCAGATCAAATTAGAAGAAAAAGAGCAGGATTGATATAATGATAATGAGCAACAAAGACATAGAAGAATATCATAACATAGGTTTAGATACAGCCACAAAGGTCTTTAATAAATTTAAAGACGGCACTTTGCCTTGGCTAGAATTAGACATTGACTTTAAAAAATTTATTAGTACAGAAGAATTAAATTCGGTAGACCCTTACTATGTGCCGCACAGAAGTGATGAGTACGGCAACAAAGGTTGGAGCAGTTGTTGTTTACATGGTTTGGGAATGGACTTGACTGAGGTAGCAGGACAATACGGATACAAAGATGAATTGAATGCTCCTTATGATTGGACAGCATTGACTGAAAATGCACCGCTGGCTACAAAGTTTTGGAAACAATTTCCTGCTGAAAGATACAGCAGAATAAGATTTATGAAACTAGAAGCACACGGAAAAATTGAATGGCATGACGATCATCCAGGACACGAATTGCCTAATGATCTTTGTGATTATTTGATTCCAATTAATGTTGCGATAACAAATCCAGCATTATGTTATATGGAGTTGAAAGACCATGGACTTGTTCCTTGGCGCAATGGTAAAGTGTATCTAATTAATATCCTAAAACAACATAGAGTAGAAAACAATTCTAATGTTGACAGGATTCATATGATAGCACAGGCACACATTGGAAACAAACGTAAGGAATTTAATGAACTGTTAGATAGGAGTTTACAGAAAAATGGCATTCGAATTTGAAGCACATAAACTAAAACATAAAAATATTATTTTTATTTGTAGCACTAATTTTCACCTAATTAAAAATAATTCTACAAAAGAAACTATTATGAATATAGCCGAATACGGAATCACAAATATTACAAGTAATGGTTACAATGTTTGGATTGCTATCAGTGAAACTGCTAGTTTGACACAGGCAGTAGACAAATATGATTATGCTGTCGTTTATACTCCAGACACAGAATTTGAGGGTGGTAAATTCTTTGAACATTTACACGAACTAATTAAAAAAGATTTCTTTATTGCAGGTCACGTGTTGGATAGAAAAGAAGGTTACTACGAACTCCATGAACAATGTTATGTAGTAAACCTTAAAAAATATAAAGAGTTAGAGTGTCCCGATGTTGGTGAACTGGAGCCAAAAGCAGAACACATGGACAATGAACCTATACGTAGTGATGAAAACTTTCATGATGATTATACACCACTATGGATAAAGCCTGGAGATACTCCTAAGAAGTACACTCAAAAATGGCATGGTTGGAACCTTGTAAGAACTGCATTAGACAATGGTGAAAATATAATTGTGTTCGACGAAGATATTAGACATTCAAAAAGATGTTACTATGCACCACACGAAACTGATTACATGGATAATAGCAAACACATATATCACAAATATAATCTCAGTGCTAGTAGATTGTTCTATCCTATCAACACTGAAGAAGTTCTAGAAGTTCCAATGAAAGGTGCAATAAGTCAATTAATAATGCCTGCAAGTGGATTTAATTGGGTAAGTTACTTGGACAAATATGGTATCATGGACGATAACAATACAGAAGTCATATTTTACGATTATAATCCAAACGCATTATATTATATGCAACAAACAATAGAAAAATTTGAAGGCGGAGACTATCATAAATTCTTAAAAAGTGTAAACAAACACAAAACAAATGACTGGATAGACAGCAAAATGGATATAGCAGACTACATGAGCAAGGTAAAAAACTTCAACAGATACAAAGACAATGTTAAGTTTAAATTTGTGGAGTGCGATTTGTTAAACGATTTTAATCTAAAATTTAAAAATGAATCAAACACAATATTTCATGCAAGTAATATTTTTGCTTACGAACCAACAGCACCTTTTATTGG